TTTTAGGGGCACGTACTGCTTCTAGTAGAATCTCTTTTAATTCTTCTTGAATAGCTTCTTTTACGGCTTCTTTGATGAGTTTTTTAAATACTTTAGTATCCATCTTTTATAAATATTTCTTAATTAGCTTTTAGATTATCCCTGTCAATAATGAGTTTTAACTCCTCAACAAGGACTTGAGGGTCTGTTGTGAAGGATGGTTCTGTTTGTAATAAAACAATTCCTTGACTATTTTTTGCTTGTCCTATTCTCTGCTTTAGAGTTGGACTGAACTGTTTTTCTACGATGGAGAAGGTGAATCCTTGATATACTTCGTTAATTATTGATGAGTCTGCTAGTTTCACGGTATCTAGTAGGTTGGTACTATCTGATCCTAATCCGTTTGGTTTAGATCCGCATTTCTCTAATACAGCATCAATAATCTGTAAGGTTATAACGATTGTCTGTAGTATCTTAGCTGCATCAGAAATATATTGAGATCCAATTGTGAGAGCTCTCTTTAACTGCGGTAACTTAGGAGTTCCATCTGATTTAAATACTAGGAAGCTTCTTATATCATCTAGATCACTTAATAGAGCAGTAACTGCACCTGGAACTACTGGTATTAGTTTAGTAGCTAGAGAGGTTGCGGTTTTTACTACGTTCAAAGCATCAACAGCAGAAACTGTTCCGTTTATTACTGGAGTTAATAACTGTAGTGATGAATCAACTACCATTATGTATTTTGAGGTATTCTCTATGTCTACCCCTAAAGAATTACGTATTTGTAATGCTCTATCTAAAGTAGGTTGAGAGGGACATACACTCGGTAGAGTTGGGTTAGTGCTATCTATTCCTTCAATCCCTAATTGAGATGCTAGAGAGAGGACAGCAGTTGTTACTTTGTCTCTAAGGTCTTCAATCTTAGTATTGACTGTTTGGTTAATTCTATCTAGAGGAGATAACTGAGTAGCAGTTGCTACGACGGCAGTAGCGGCTAAAGCTCTTTGAAGTCTTACTCTTTTCTTAAAAGCATCTCTTTTAGCTGCTTCCTGCTTTCTTTGCTGTTCTAATTCTTCTGGGGTCATTATACTGTAAAATTAGAATTTGATTTTAGTAAATCTGGGTTAAGGGATAAAATTCTCTTTAGTAGCCCGGGAGCTTTTTGGTTTAAACTTGGAATAGGTCCGCCTGAGTTAGCAGCAGCCTGTGATGCTACAAGTAAGTCTTTTAGTACTGAAATTATTTCTTTTAGTAACTCTACTGTTGTATCTCCTAATAATAAAGGTTCAGTTGCAGATTTAGATCCAAGGAATAGTTTTTCTGTTTGGATAATCATTTCAGGAGCATCTACGTTCACTGTTTCTGTTGAACTTAAACTGATGCTCTTTGCAGAACTTAACATTAGATGGTCTTCTGTTGTATTGAAAACTAATCTTCCGGAATTTAATATAATCTGTTTACCTACATACTTCTCGGGGGAGGTAGGAGGATTGGACTTATAGCTGAAGTAATTGGTATTAGTGGATAGAGGTATTTTCTGAGTTGTTGTTAAGTAGATCGAAGATTTGTCTGTGTTTATATCTTCTACTGTAAAATCCCACCCGTTTTTATTGGGAGTTTCTGTTTGACCGTTTCTAATAATAGTTATAGCATCTCCTTGAGTCCCTACTGTTGACCACGGATTTCTGTTTGGAGCTGTACCGGTAAATCTAATACTGTTACCCCACCTTCCTTCATAAATTAAATCTCCTTCGAAAGGCTGTAATGGGAAGATATTTGACCTTTCTAAAAAGTAGTCTCCAAATTTAATCTCACCAGAGCTATCAGTTAATTTATTTACGCTTCCTAGAGCGGTGTCTTGGTAGTTTTTTGAATTCGCTGGTGTTGATGAACCAGCAGAATAAGGTATAGCGTTGTGGTGTGGGTGATTCCAAAGATTGACTACGCTAATATAGTATAAGGATATAGCTGTTGTTCTCTCTTGAAGTTTTTTAGTCGGTTGTGATACTAGATAGACGATTTCGTTTATTAGTGGATAATTTTTCACTCCGGGCTGTAATGGGAAAGCAACTCTGTAATTTTGATTTTTAGTTGTTGAGGAGTAGTCTGCTGTACCACCGGAAACGTCTACTAGTTCAACTGCTCCAATTGCTTTTGAACCCCCTAGTTCTTTGTAACGTGGATGTGTATCATCCATCACCACACTAATAACCCTACCTGTTGAATTTAGGCTTGCAAGCTTTAGTGCATCTAAGGTCTTACTGTTACCTGATGCTCCTACGGAAGATCCGTCATTTACTGCTCCAAAGCCAAATCTTGCCATTACTTATCTTCCTTAATGTTGTTAATCTCTTTTAATAACTGCTCCCTTTCTTCATCAGAGATACCGAATGAATCAGTAGCTGAATCTTGATTCTGGAATATACGTTGGATGATTGTTGCAACCTTTACAAGTTGGTCATCATTCTTAACACCAATCTCTAAGTACTCTTTAATGAGAGGTACAATTAAAGTCGCATCTCCAGTATCTTCGATTAGAGGACGTAACTCAGCAATAAGAGTTGAAATCTGCTTCTCCTTCTTCTTTTGATTGTCGTAAATCTCCTCTAGAAGGTCTGCGAATTTCTTATTCTTAAATATTAATTTATCTAAACTCATGAGTAGTCTATTTTTTATAAATAGAAAGTAGTACGGTTTAGAAGTTTGCGTAACCGTTCTCTAAGTAGAATGCGTAGTGTTTCTTATATAGATCCCCTAATTCGTTAGCTACTTTAGTAATTCTAGGGGTTTTGACATCAATAATCTCTCTGATGTAGATATAGAGTGCCTTCTTATTGAAGATTGTAATATGCTCTCTCTTTCTGAATAGTTCAAGGATTGCATCAGCGATCTGAGCTTCTTCATCTCTCGGGAATAGTTCGTAGATCTGATCAGTGCAAAAATCGATATACAGATCTAAGAATTCAGATACTTCATCAACTGGATGGTAGACTTTAGAATCTGTTTGAATCCCGTTGATATCTAATACGTCTCCGTGAATGAACTCACCATCCTCTTGTTCGATGTTTAAGTTATCGAGGGAAAGTAATTCAAGTCTCTTTTTATAATTCTTCTGGTTAGAAGCGATTAAGTATCTCTTTGCTACCGTTCCAAAATAGGAATAGGCTTTAGCACCAACGGCAGGATTAAAGCGATCTAGTTTAGTCAATAAGAAAGTGATTACTTCATGCTGGAGATCTTCTAGATTGGTTTCTTCAGTGTAGTAGAACTTAAAAGTATGTATTAAATTCTGAGTTAATTTAAAGAGTGCGTAGTGTATCTCTTCTCGGTAGATCTTATTTCTTTCTGCATAATCTTCTGTGTTAACATATTTGATTATAGCAAGCTCAGTATCATGAGTGAAATAATTCTTATTTTTCTTCTCCTCCATCGGTTAGTTTAAAGTTATTTAATCGTTCTTGAATAACCTTAATTTGTTCGAAAAACCAACCAATCTCATCATCGCTTTCAAATGTACCTTTAGTATCGATCTTTTTGAGACGTTCACTACTGTGTTCAATAATTTTAGATAAATTATCCATGTACAGTAGGTAGGCAGCTAAAACGTCTTCTTGCTTCTCGTTTTTACGGAGTAGGTTGTAGGTTGTGTATCCTAAAGTAATAACTGCAATGATCAGAAGGGTGATTAAAGTTACCATTAGTCGTTGAAAAAGTTTGTCATTGCATTTTTTAATCCATCACTTTGAATATTTGATAAGGCTTTATTTTTAGCAGCCTGCTGATGAGTGGTTGGATTTTTTTGAGTTGTCTCTTTTGAGATTGCGAACTGTTTTGACTTTGGTTGTTCTACCGGATTGATCGTCAGCTCGACAACTGATGCCATAAAATCTGCTTGATGTAAGATATAGGCAATTGCAGATCTAAACTTACTTTCTGGCATTCTGGAAATTAAATATGCTTTGTTTGATTCTTCGTAGAGACCGTCATGAGTTCTGATAGCAAGCATTTCATTTAGTGAATACTTGATACCTGCTTCTTGCAATAAGAATAATGATCGATCCGGGATAGTCATAAAAGCAACTTCATTATTATAGGAGTAAACTTCTCCTAAGTTTTTCTTTCTCCATTCGTCTTTCCCTGGAAGATACAAGTCTTGGGTTGAATCACCTACCTTGCCTAAATCATGATTGATTGCTGAAAATACTAACTCTTCGATTGTGAAGGTAGACATATCACAGCCAAACCTCTCCCAAAGCTTCGCAAAATGTAAAGAGGCTTTAATAACACGATTAACATGTTCGATATACCCTCCAGGAAAACAATTATGATATTTAGTAGTATGAGCTGCCGGCATTAAAATAAATCTGTCGGTTCGGTCCTCATAAAACTTATGAAGATCCTCCCTACGTGGTGAAGAGATATAAGTATCAATATACCCTAAAAAGTCTTCCCAGTTGGATTGGATTTGTTCT